TTCCTTCGATACCTTTGAAACAACTGGCAATGCAAAAATAGATCCAGGAATTGCCATGAATGCAGCAAATCGTGCTGTTACCATTAGTTCCTGTGCTAGCTTATTTGCAGAAGCAATTTCATTAGGGGAAGCATCTCCCGATGTTGCCTTGTTATAAGTCTTTAGCATTTCGAGTGCTTTCTTTGTCTCAGAAATGTAAACTCCCTTAACCTTGCTTGCTACTTCTCTTACATCGTGCTCATTCTTTGGAAAGAGCTTTAGGTAGTCTTGGGTTAAGTTGAAAAATTCTTGTGGTGTTGATGTTGTAAACATGATATTATTTCCTTAGTGCAGTTAAGCCACTGATTGAACTATCTCACCATGAGCATAGTTTTTGTAGTGTAACTTATTTATCAGAATTGCTGCGACCGCACAATTTTATCGGTAAATATTAGATGTTAATTTTTGAAAAATCTACAAAAAAGATGCCATATGTTTATATGTGCATTGAAAAGAATACAGGAAGATTTTATATCGGTTATAGATATAAAAACTATCTACCGTCATCTGAGGATTTTGGAAAAATATATTTTACATCAAATGCGTATGTAAAAGAAAACTTTGATAATTTTGATCATTATATCGTTGCTGAATTTTTCGATAAGAAATCAGCATATTTTTTCGAGTCGGTGTTATCAAAAGAAACAAAATCTGATTTACAAATAAATCAAGATAGAATTAAAAAATTATTTGGAAAGAAAAAGACTCACACTAAATATCCTATTTAGGCTTTTTCATACCTTTTTGGGTATTAGATAAGACAAGCTTCTTTAGTGATGCACTTAGATTACCAGCAAGTCCTTCATAGAACTTTTCCTTGTTATTTTCTAATGCATATTGGCGCATTTTGGTACTACTCATACCTGCTATGCCACGCGATTCAGCCAATCTTTCACCGGCAGATATAATCTCTAAATCTATACCCCACAACGGGCCGTAAGGTAACATTCTTTGTGTAAATTCAGGTAATTGATCGCTACCAACAACAAAGATAGCACGATCGTACTTGCCTATAAAAGACTCGAGTGCAATAAAGGGATTTCGGATTGATTCATCTTTCGATATATTTACACCTTTGAATGCATTCTCGCAAACACGGCGCTTGAAATTCCACTCAAGAGGATCGGTGGGTGCCCTATGTGTATGTGACAGATACACTGCATGGTCTCCACCGATTTTTTTGGCAGTTTCTACTACCTTCTTTACTAACCGTTCATGCCCCTTTGTTGGAGGATTCATTCGGCCAAATGTAAAAACAATACTCGTCATTTTTATAGAGTAACATAGTTACATTTGAATGTCAAATCATGGCTTTGGAGGCTTTGGTGGAGGATCTTCCTCTTCCTTAGCAGGTGGTACAGCAACAGGTCGGGCCTTGTCTCTTGTTTCTAAAAACTTATTAAGTGTTTGGTGGCCAGTTCCGTATGCAAGATACGCAACAAAATAATCCAAACTCATACCACCTAGCAGTATAAGTTTCCACATAAAAATAGTCGCAGCGAATGCAACCAACATAGCAATAACGCGGGCATGTGAATATCTGCCAGTAGCATTATCCTGTAATGACTCTCTACAGAGTCTGCAAAGTTCTCTAAACATTGGAAATCTCCTAATATACCTATATTTATACGAAATAGCCGTAAAAAAGCCCCTCCGGGGAGGGGCTTTGGATTTTAGGTTAGTTAGAAACTATTAACCTGCAACCTTGTACTCAACGAATACTTGTGCGGAACCAGAACCACCTGGTGTGCCGCCAACTGTTGCCTGTACTTGTACAGAACCTGCTTCAACAACATATGTTTCTGCAAGGTATAGACCAGTTGTTTGTGTATCGTTTTCTGTTGTAGCCATGTACTGACCGCCACCTGACTTACCAATCTGGAGTGTACCAGTTGCTGTGTCAGCTGCTGTAACATTAACCTTAACAGAAAGGATTGTTGCACCTGCTGGGAGAGCTGCACCAACGTTAACTGTTCCTGCGGAGGCCAAGCTAACTGTTGCTGTAACTGCCTTAACAGAACCAGCTGAAGCACCGGTAGCAATAGCACCATCAACATATTGCTTGTTGACGAGATCTGCTGCTGCCAAGCCAGTAGCATAATCTGCTGCTGTTGGGCCAGAAACTGTAACCTTGTTGCTTGTGCCGGATGGTAGAACCATTGTGGTGCTGCCTGTACCGGACTCAAGTGTCAATGTTGTGTTACCACGAACTGTTAATGCTGTAGCTGCATCCGACTGGATTAAACCAGCACCAACTGGGCCAACAACAACCGAGCCTGTTCCAGTTGGAACAAGAACGATATCAGCATTCGAACCTGCTGCTGTCAATGTAACATCATGTGATGTAGCATTGGTTGTCAATGTTAAGCCAGTAGCGCCACCCATTGCCAATGTGGCAACTGGTGAACCAGGTGTGAATGTTAAGCCTGCATCCGACTGGATTGCCGATGTACCGTTACCGAATAGGATCTGGTTAGCTGTGAACGATGTTGCACCAGTACCGCCGTGTGGAACATCAACCGTGTTAAGCTGAATTGAAATGCTGTTTGCACCTGCTGTTGTTGTAATAGCAGAATCTGCACTCGAGATTGTAACTGTTTCACCGAGAGCTACTGCATCCGGTGTACCTGTGTTACCTGCAAATGTAATTGTACTTGCAGATAGCTTGCCGATAGGAACTGTTCCAAGAACAACATTACCTGTTGTTACTGTAAATTCAGTAGCATCAAATGTTGCGACACCCTTCTGTGAAGAAGAAGCATTGCTAGCAGTAACGGTAAATGTTCCTGTTCCGTTAACAGATGTAACGATACCCTGAGTAGATGTACCCTTAACTTCTAATGTTCCACCTAATGCCAACGATCCCGAACCTGTATCACCATTAACAACCATTGTGTCATTAACAATCATAGCATTGGTTACAGAATTTGCGTTAATCTTTAATCCAGACGATGTCTGTGCTAGAGCACCAGCAGCATCAAGCTTCAAGTAAAGTTGAGCACCGGTTGCTGTCGATGGTGTTGTGCCATCTGTTGTAAGGATAACTGCACCGTTTGTTGGGTCATAAAGATCAACACCAATTTCGCCTGTTGGAAGTTCACCAATACCTGCTCCAAGCCTTGTACTGATCACGTTACCTGTAATGTCAATACCAACACCGCTTGTGTAAGCACCAGCACCAGAGAACTGTTGCCATACGATGTTCGAAGTACCAATTGTTACATTGGATGTTACTTGTACCCATCCAGAATCAGCGTTTGCTGTACCAGTCTGAACGAAAACTGCCGCGCTGTCAAGTTCTGGACCAGTGTTAGCATCCGAAGAACGAACTGGAGCACCCGAAGCCTGAACAATATAGATACCGTTTTGTGTTTGGTCTGTTTGGTTCTTGATAAGGATACGATCGTTTGTAGCAAGTGTAACACCGTCGATAACTTGGCCGTTAGCGAAAGCTGTAGCAAAAGTTCCGTTAGTTGTTGTTGCTGCTAGAACGGCTGTCTTCCATGTTAGACCAGTAACTGCGTTATCAACATAGTTCTTGTTTGCTGCGTCTGTTGGGTTTACAGGATCATCAGTTAGAGTGATGTGAGTACCTGTGGCCATTGTCAACGAACCAGTCATTGTATCGCCGGTTACGTTTACATATGTTGCATCTACAAGTGCTGTAATGTCTGCTGCGACTACCGGTGTATTACCAGTTACGCGGCCCTTGGTATCGAGTGTGACCTTAACAAAGTTTCCGGTTGCTGCTTGAGTAACTGTAGCAAGACCGAAAGTTGTATCTGTAGAAACACCAGATGCATCGCCTGTGATAACTAAATCACCCGAAACAACATTCATAGAGCGTGTTGTTGCTGTACCGTCACCTGTGCGAACAATATATCCAGTTGTTGTAAGACCTTCGAGTGCTGCTAAGTCATTAGCAAGAGCAAATGTTGGATTTCCTGCTACACCGTCGGCATCGGTAATTGTGATACCGGCTGCCGGAGCTACTAAAGTACGGTTGGCGAAGACACCGTCGGCTGTTTCAACAACAATACCTGTTCCTGCGAGTGCTGCAAGGTTATCGAGACCTGCATCCCATTTCTGAACACCGGATGTCGAACCCGGGAGTGCTTGTTGCCAGCTTGTACCGTTAGAATAGATTACTTTTCCAGCACCCGTTTGTAGGAAAATTTCATCTAGAGTGTCTTTCGACAATGCATAGTTAGCTACATTCTGAATAGCTTCTGTGAAGCTTGCTACTGTGCCGATAACTGCACCAGTGAATCCACCTGGAATAAAGTTACCCGATGAATCAATAGCGCCACCTAACGAAGTTTCGATGTTATCGATTTCTGTTTGTAATGCTGCAGACGAACTCAATGGGAACCATGATGTTCCGTTTGAGTATTCCATAGCACCGAGTGTCGAGTTATAACGGAACATACCAGCAATTTGTGTTCCTGGTTCTTGTCCTGTTGTACCTGCTGGCATAACAACGGCTGCTGTTCCATTGAAACGGAAGACGCCTGCCTGAGCACGGCTAAGTGTTGTATCTGTACCAACGGTAAGAACACCGGCAGTATCAGTTAATACTAAATCACCTGTGGTAAGTGTTACGTTACCTGCAGAGGATGTAATTCCTGCTGCTGTTAAAGCTGCATCGGTCGAACCGTTTGCTGCCTTGAAATTGAATGTGCCTGCATTGTTGACAAGGCGTGTACCGGCCTTACCAAATTGTAGATCTGCACCTACGCCAATGAGACCGAAATTCTTTACATTTGACATTGTTTTTCTCCTAATTTATCGGGCCGCACTGGCCTTCTACGCTTTATTTATCCAAAAGATTTTATTTTATACATAAGAGACTATAATTTGAGCAGTACCGGTGGATGCACCGTTATTTTGAAAATCTGCTGTTATAGTTACATCACCTTGTACTGTGTCTGTGCCGAAAAGTATGTCTGTGCTGGTTGTATAAGTACCGGAAACTGTTAAATCTATTAGTCCACTAATCATTAATCCAGATGGGACAGGCGGAGGCGGGACGGTATTATTGACTTGATAGCCAATTGATAATGCTGCTGGTTGATCAAACGGAGTCATTACTTCGACAGTGATCAATGTTACTCTTCTTCCTGTGCTTATTTCACCGATATTTATCGAGGATGGACTTGCCGTTGTAACGGTATATTCGAGAGATTTCGCATCAGTTGAAGCACTATCTTGATTGCTTGTTTCAATCCAGTTAGTTCCATCAAATAACCATAAACTCCATTCATTAGCATTGTTGCCTTGGGCATCGCCGCTATCGATAACATACGCTTGGTCACCAATTAATGGGCTAAGTGTATTCAGTTGTGTGAGATTAGTAACAACGGTAGATGTTGCTGTTCTTAGTCCTTCTTCGATGTATAAACCACACGCCTTAACGCCATTTTCTACTGAAATTAAACCAAAGTCGTCTACAGTAGTTCCGATAACATCTAAGAAATTAATAGGACGAGCATCCACAGCAGTAAATTGAATTTGATACGATGTACTTGCTGGGGTGAAAAGGGCTAAACCAGATCCAGAATTTGCACCACCAAATGGAACTCCATTAACATCCGACGAACCGTTTGTTATGGTAATACTACCCCCTGATGTATTGGTTATCTTTAATACAAGCGTGCTGGGAGTAGATGCAACAATATTAGAAATGTTTGCATTGTTGATGGCCTGCGCCATCTGCGCAGGTCTGGAATAATCTTCATATCCTGGATCAGTTGAAACAATGTTAAATATTACAGTTGTTCCATTAATAACTGCCGTTGCCGGTGAGCTCGATGCCCATAGAACAGGTTCACCGTATGTAGGAGAAATTAATCCATTGTTTGTCTGCACAGATGATGCTGAAAGAACAGATAATGCCGATACTCCTGTTGTTCCAGAAACTGCATTTGTTGCAGAAATAACATTTGCTGCGGTTCCTGCACCACCAACGGTAATATTTTCTCCGTTGAGCTGAAAAACATTGCCTGCTGTTGTTGGCCCAGGTGCTGTACTAAGGGAAATAGAAGATGTATTATTTCTTAACTTAATATAAAGTTGAGAACCGCCGGGGGTTGTTGTTATGCCGCCCGGAACAGTCAAAGATGAATAGATAATGTCGCCAACGCCACCGGGGAGATAATCTAAATTATCGACAATCTTCTGAACAGGGTTAATAGTGAACCAACCGGATATTGTATCAGAAATAGATGTTACTCTACCAATAACAATTCTGTTTGTTGAATCTGATAATACAAATTGATTTGTGTCCGAATCTGCTGCAATCGTATCATTTACAACAAAAGTATTACCCGATTGATATAACGGATAATCATATTGTAAATTTATGTATTCAAATCTACTTTGAATATTTTGAGAAAATTGTGCCGATGCACCTGCAGGAGGAATAGGATCAATCTGTGGCAGGCCGCCATCACCTATGTTGAATACAACATATGTTCCTGTGGCAGGACCACCGTTACCAACTTGTGCAGGATCTCTAAAAGTATTGTATCTATAGATATCCTGTACAATAGCTGTTACAGAAGTTGTAGATTTAGATTCAATTAAAATAATCTGCCAGGCCTGACCTGTTGTTAAATTAGCAATCCATTGCCCAACAGTAATATCCTGTCCATTGTATGTTCCCGGATCTCTTGTGATATATGAACTTTGTTCTTGATTAGAAACATTCATAACCACACGCCATCTAAAATCTTTCTGAATAGGTGCAGGCATAGGATCGCCGGGACCAATTGGGAAACTTAAAGGATTATACCAAGGCATGGTTTCAGTACCAACAACCGTGTTGATACTAACCTGAATTGATTTTAGTGGTATATTTAGAAAAGCCATTTATTAGAATCCAAAAACAACAATTAACCAGGCTCTATTGCCGACTGTTGACGATGCTCCTGTGTCTGACATTCTTGTTTGCAATGTTACTACATTGGTTGCACTAAAAATTCCATTAGCAAGATCTGGCGAAGCAGATGTACCACCACCAACGATACTTGCCGATGGTAAACTTGTGGTATCTTTAATGTTGAATGTGTTAGCTGCAAAATTCTGTCCATAAGTTGTAATGGACTTTGGTGGATTAGATTTACCAGTAAATGCATATGTTGCAATACAGTTTGCGCCATCTGTTACTGTTGCTGTAACACCAGATGTCTGCGAAAAGATTGCATCAACTGGCGTAAATGTTCCTGCGCCGCCCGCACTATAGTGAAATACAACGATTTCTGGTGTGTTTGAGCCACCTGTAATTGTGGTATTTGTAACATTTGAAATTCTACCACGGGAATCTACTGTAAATACAGGAACTTGAGTTGCACTACCGTATGTGGCTGCTGTTACACCTGTTGTTGTCAATGCAAATGTTAATGTTCCGGAAGTTGTAATTGGTGAGCCACCAACTGAAATATCCGACGAACCTGTTGCAGAAACAGATGTTACTGTTCCCGAACCACCGCCTACGGTTGCCCAAGAAACATTTGTACCATCAGTAGTTAGGAATTTGCCGTTATTGCCAGACTGTGTTGGAAGAACTGCATTTGCTGCACCAGCCTGAGTTGTTGCTCCGGTACCACCGTTGGCAATAGGTAATGTTCCGCTAACATGAGTTGTTAGTCCAATCTTACCCCAACTTGGTGCTGTGTTTGTACCACCGGAAATTAATGCATTTCCTGTTGCTACATCTGCTAATCTTGAAAGTGCTGATGTTGTGCTGGCAAATAGAATATCACCGACTGCATATGTCGAAATACCAGTACCGCCGTTTGCTGCAATTAATGTCCCACCTAGAGTAAGTGTTCCAGAACCTGTAATTGGACCACCGTTTAGTGTCAATCCAGTTGTACCACCCGAACCGGTAACAGATGTTACTGTTCCTTGCCCCGGTGTAAATCCTAATGCTGTTGTTACATCACCGCTTGTTAGGGTAACTGCACCTGTTCTTGTATTAAAGGAAGAAACACCACTTGCTGCACCGTTACTTGCTGAAGTAATTCTACCTTTTGAATCAACTGTAATATTTGCATTGGTGTACGAACCAGCAATTACACCTGTTGCTGATAATGCTGTTGCAAACGAACTTGTTCCCGAACCGGTAACATCGCCTGTCAATGTAATTGTTTGATCGCCGGTATTTGTACCCGAACTCGATCCGCTGAAATTGCTACCTGTTACAGTGCCTGTTGCTGCTACACTTGTTGGTGTAATTGCACCAAGAGTTAGTGTAATTGCAGGTGTTGTAGTCGGGTTAGCAACCACGCCAGAGACACCGTTTGCTGTTACAACAGAAACAGAGGAAACTCCGCCACCGCCGCCACCGCCTAAAGGTGTTTCAACTCCCGACGAGTTCAACGAATAGAATGTACCGCTTGTTTTAGCATAGAACAGAATTTGTCCGTTCGTCGGTGCTGGAGGAACGGTATCTCCCTCGACCATTAAAATTCTTGCTGGTGTGCTCATAATATAGCTATAACTCCGTTGTTGATCATATAACCGTCTACTTCAAGAACTCCGGTTACTATATATTGGTGCCTTGGTGCAACTACAAATGTTTCTGTTTCTGGAACTAAATCACGAACAGTTGTGTCGACATGCTGTGTAGTTATCGAAGTTACCAAACCCTTATTATTAACAGTTATTGTCGGTACGAAGTGATCATCACCATAAACACCCGGTGTCAAGTTCACTGTATTAAGTGTTAATGTTAATGCTCCAGTTCCCGAACCTGTTGCGTCACCACTAAGTACAATGGTCTGATCGCCTGTATTTGTACCGGATAAATTAGAACCGCTTACGGTGCCTGTTGCTGCTACAGAAGTAGGAGTAATATTACCTAAGCCGACTGTAATATTTGGCGTAGTGGTAGCATTTGTAACTAAAGTTGTAACACCTTGTGTTCCATTTGCAGAAACAGAAGTGACTGTACCTAATCCAGATTCTGAAATTGGGACATTTGTTACCGCTGTGATTCTACCCTTCGTATCTACTGTAATTCTAGGAACTGTTGTGCTTGTTCCATATGTGCCTGCTGTAACACCTGTTGCAGATAGCGTTGTAGGAAAACTTGCTGTGCCAGAACCAGTGACATCACCGGTAAGAATAATTGTTTGGTCCCCGGTATTTGTTCCACTTAAATTTGAACCTAGAACAGTACCTGTTGCGTGAACACTTAAAGGTGTAATATTTCCTAAGGTAAGTGTAATTGCAGGTGTTGTGGTTGGATTAGCAACTACACCAGACACTCCGTTTGCTGTTACAACAGAAACGCTTGTTACTGAACCCGAACCAACTGTTGGTTTATTCAATAATGTATTATAGTCTATGAATTTATTTTCCCATAGACTTGTAAATGAATTGTAAACAAGAGCCTGGCCATTTTGTAGACTTAGCGGGTTATCAACTGAATCTGAAACATCAAGTAATTCGCCTAGTCTATCAACACCACCACCGCCACCACCTTCTGCATTAACAAATGCTTTTCTAACAGAGTCATAACGAACTGTTTGACCGTCCCTAAGGTCCTTAATAAAAAAGGTGGGCATGTACTGGTTTAACAGTGCATTTTGTCCTACTATTGCCATTATATATTTTCCTTACAAGCTCAGTAATACTTTATCGATTTGTCCCCATTGCCATGTCTGCCATTGGGGATTTGTCGGTGGTGGTTGAATATAATCTCTTGTTAGAACAGCTCTTAGGTAAACAAAGTTTCCTATAAAAGTTGTTGCTATCGAACCTGTATCACCACCATTAGCCCCTGTTGGTGCATAAGGGTCAGTTGGGAATGGAATAAATGGTGTATAAACATCGCCCATCGGGTTTAGCTTAATCCAAAACCAATCCTCTGGTTCGGGTTTTAGTGCAAGAGTTCCTTGTAGGCCAAAACCACCTACAAAATTCTGGTAAATTACCTGAACTGTGTGTATTCCGTCGGTATAACCATAGTACGCATCAGCTCTGATGGGCTCACCAAAGACATTCCAGTGTGTACCGGTGTTTGTAAGCATTAGAACACTTTTTCTAATTGCCATTATTCTACTCCTTGTTTTGTAGCAAGAAATCTCCCCTTTACTACAATATTTTCTTTTGCCGAATATCTTAAAGTTTTACCAGATACATTATATTTTTTAGAAAATTCTTCAAGGCAATTTGTTATAATTTCTTCACCGGTGTCTATAAGTATTATTTTATACAAGTCATTGCGAGCTCTGCGGGATATCGACATTTTACTCTTAGTTTCATTTGTTCGTTTTCCGCCACTACGCCCTTTCAGTGCCTTAGATATTCTATCGCAATGTTCTTTTGTTCTTGGCGGATAATTCCATGTCCTGCCGCCTTGACCACCTGCTGCAATGTTGTATGACATTGGATTATTTACTGCCCCTGTTTCCTTAATTATCTGCACCTCTAATTCGGCTAACGGAACTCCGCATTCGGCCACATCTATGATTTCTCTTATAAAATTTTCTTTACCGTATTTTTTTATAGCATTTGTTAAAGCTTTTCCACTACCGATATATCCGGGTCTGTTTCCCTGATATTTTCCGATATACCACTTACCATTTATCTGGTTAGTGGTTTTGTAGATAATCCCAGTTGCCATAGCCTTCCTTCTTGTTCTCTATTATTTATCAGAAGTTGGCGAATATTATATCCCACAAAAAAGCCCCTTGCGGGGCTAATTTGTTTCAGTTTATATCAGGTTAGACCTGTTCCTGAAATAATCCAAGATGTTGAAGTAATCTTGATAGCTGTTGCCACACCATACGCAGCAAGTGTTCTGCTACCTGTTGTGCCGGCACCTGCAAGATACATTGTATCTGTAGTGATAGCGATAGTAGAAGTACCCGAACCTTGGTTAATAAATGTAAGGGCTGTTCCGATTGGATAAGCTACAGAACTGTTTGCAGGAATTGTATAAGTCTGCGCAGCAGTTGTGTTGAAAATGTGCTTACCGGAATCCGACAATGTTAGTGTTGTGGAACCAGTTGCATTTTGTGGAATAATCTTCCAACCAAGTGCATATGTTCCGTCAGTTACACCTGCACCAACAGTTGTTAAACTTGATGATGTTACACCAGCTGCTAGAGTTGAACCAGTTAATGAACCTGCTGCGGCAGCTGGAGTTGTTTGCCATGTAGGTGCAGCACCAGTTCCGTTTGAAGTTAGAACTTGCCCTGATGTGCCGAATGCTGTTCCTGTAGAACCCACGGACCATGAACCGTCGTTTAGAATACGGAATCTTTCAACAAGCGATGTACCTGGTCCCGATGAAACTACAAAAGAACCGCCGTTACCTGCTCCTGACGATCCTGAACCAAATGCACCTTCAACTACTACCTTAGCGCCGGCACCATTAGAAACACCGTTACCGCCCCGAAGTACAACCGAACCACCAAAATAACCGCTTGTATTTTCAGCACCACCTGTTAAGTTTACTGCTCCACCAGTACGGGAAGATGTACCACCGGTGACATTTACTGCACCGCCGGGGTTTGTACTGATAATCGGAGCAGGAACAATGTTTAGTGTAAAACCTGCACCTGTTGTGATAGTTGATGGAGATGTACCACCGTCTGCACCTAATTGCAATGTGGTTGAGCTATCTGTCCATGTGAATTTTGACGAGCCTGCAAAAGCACCGCTGTCATTATACTGAATTTGTGTATTCGAACCCGATGGGTTTGCCCCAACTGGTGTTCCATTTACCGTTGGTGTTGTCTTGAAGTCAACCACACCAGACGAGCGCAATACTGTGAATACCTGATTAGTTGTAGAACCGTTATCTGCCACACGGGTAAAGGCAAAATTCGATCCTGCATTACTACCAGATTCTGGAGTTGCATCTGCTTCAAAGAACCAACGATCGCTGCCAGCTGTTTGAAATTTTACAAGGCGCGAAGATGCTGCGGCACCACTTGCATTTAATCCAAGGGCCGTAATAGTCGAAAGACCAGTTACAGCACCAGTTGATTTGTTGATAACTAGATTAGCACTTCCACCAAAACTCCCGGCGTCATTGTACTGAATTTGTGTATCTGCTCCACCGGGTGTACCAGCTGCGGCAACCCATGAAACATTTGTACCATCTGTCTTTAAAACCTTATTTGCATTTCCACCTTGTGAAGGAAGTAATGCATTAATAGCCGATGTGGCGCTCGTTTGTCCTGTGCCACCTTGTGCGATTGGAAGCGGACCACCGTTTGATTGAACTAAAATATTACCAGCAAATTGAACACCCATGATTGTTTCTCCAAATAAGTTATAGGTATTTATCAAATCGGTTAGATAGATAAATAGATAAACTAAAAAGGAATTTTAATCATGGCGATTATACAACAAATCATTTCATCATTTTCGGGAACAGTAGTGGATTCAAGTTTTAAGAATATTTCTCTTCTTTTATCTACAACCGGAACAAATAATGCTCAAAATAATTCATTTGTTGATAGCGGTCCGCAGAATTGGACTATTACAAGAAGCGGAAATACAACACAAGGATCTTTTTCTCCATATAGCCAGACAGGATGGAGCTTATATTATAATGCCAATGGACAAAATTTAGGATTCGGTGCCGGTTCAGCTGCTGCTGTAGATATGGCATCAGTTTATACATTAGAAGGCTGGTTTATGATGCCTGATTTCGGCAGTGGTGCTGCAGGATCGTCCGGAAACAGAGCTATTATGTGTACATCATCGGGTACCGGTGCAAATTCTAATATCAGAACTTGGGGATTTAGTAATTCTACAACTGTTTATTTAAGTACACGAGATCATATATCATATATAAGCATTACATTATCATCGGCATTAACACCGAATGTATGGTTTCATCTTGCTTTTGTCTCTAATGGTGGTTCGGGTATAACTGTATATGTCAATGGGGTGGCCGCCGGTTCAACAACAGATAATACGACTTATGCCGGTAGTACCGGTATTACGGCATTTCTCGGATCTGGCACAGGAAATGGCGTTGCAGGATTTATCGGTAATATGAGCAATATTCGATTCTCAAATGTGGCTAGATACTCATCAACATTTACTCCGCAGACATCGGCATTTGTATCCGACGCTAATACAACACTATTAACTGCACAGAGTAATAGATTTGTAGATAATGGACCTACACATTATACCATAACCCCATCGAGTAATAATGGATCAAGCCCTGTAATTTCTGCATTCGGCCCATATGTTCCTCCTATAAGCTATTCTACACCTAGTGTTGGTGGAAGCGGATATTTCGATGGAACAGGTGATTATCTTACAACTCCAACATCCGGACAATTTACACCAACCGGTGATTTCACAATAGGGGTGTGGATATATGCAACAGCATTAACTGCTCCGACGCCAACAAATGCTATTATGGGGAATTATACAGGAAATAATACAACCGATTGGATGATTGAAATATTTACAGGTGGTGTCTTACGAGTATACATAAATGGCTCAACTGCTAGAATAGTATCATCTGCTGGTGTTATATCAACAAACGAGTGGATGTATATTGCTGTAGCACGCTCTGGCTCGACTATAACAGCATATGTAAACGGTGTAGCTGTTGGTAGTCAGTATACATTCTCGGGAACAGTGGGAGATCCGGCAAAAACTATAGTAATTGGAAATAGCAACAACTCTGCCCAACCATTTACCGGTTATATTAGTGATGTAAGACTTGTAGACGGGACTGCTATATCTTCTGTTCCTGCGATGCCATCTACATCAACAGGCAGTAATACAAAACTATTATTGAATTTTACAAATTCAGGTATATATGATAATTCATCTAAGCTCAATCTCGAAACGCGCGGAAATGCCAAAGTCTCGACATCTATAGTAAAGTATGGCTCGGGTTCCCTATCACTAGCAGCAGCCGGTGATTACTTGTGGGCACCTAATAATCCTGCATTTAATTTTAGTACAGGTAGTTTCACAGTTGAAATGTGGGTTAATATTACCTCGTATGTAAATACTTCATGCGTTCTCTGTGCGCAGGGGGGAACCACATCAACTGCTGCTGATGTAGCAGGATGGTCATGCTCCCTAAGTAATACAGGAGTTCTTACTTTTAATCTAGGAACAACAATAGTATCATCGGCAGCAGCAGCATTCACAACAGGTTCGTGGCACCATATTGCATTTGCACGAAACGGAACATCATTTAAAATGTTTATTGACGGCACTCAGGTCGGTTCGACAACTACAAATAGTACCGATCTAACATCATTGACTGAACCATTTACAATAGGTACCGACCATGCATTACATACCGCATATCCAGTAACAGGATTTATTAGCCAACTTCGCATTACAAAGGGTGTTGCTCGTTATATATCAAACTTCACAGCACCTACTGCATCCTTCCCTACTTTGTGATATTAAACTCAAGAGAAAGCTTGCTTTCTCTTGACTGTGATTTCTTAGATCAGTGTCTGTACAGGAATCGGATCCAACACATTAACAGTAATCGTATCGCAAACCACATCGTAGTCGACATTTGCACGGCCACCATTCTTCAGCTTGCCGAACAAGATTTCTGTTGACAACGGCTTCTTGACTCTTGCTTCAAACAAGCGTTCGAACGGTCTTGCACCCATCTTGGGATCGTAGCCGCTCTTAGCCAACCAGTCGCGTGCTTGTTGAGTAACATTCAGTGTAATGTTCTTAGGAGCAAGCATTGCTTCAGTCTTCTCAACTTCAGCGTTGACAATAAGGTTCATTTCGACCATTGTCAACTTGTTGAACTTAACGACTGCATCAAGGCGGTTTCTAAACTCAGGGCTGAAGAACTTCTTGATTTCTGCATCCACTGCACCACCGTTGTCTTGATCCCCGAAGCCAATCTTCAGCTTTTCGGCATCAGCAGCGCCAAGGTTGGCAGACATGATGATAATCACATTGCTGAAGTCAACAGTCTTGCCCTTAGCAGAAGTGAGTCGTCCGTCATCCATTACCTGCAATAGCACAGTAATAACATCTGGATTGGCTTTTTCGATTTCGTCGAGCAGCAATACGCAGTTCGGGTTGGTATCGATTGCTTGAATAAGCTGACCTTCGCCCATCTTGCCTTCGCCGTGTCCGACATATCCCGGAGGAGCACCAATGAACTTGGATACAGTGTGCTTTTCCATGTATTCCGACATGTCAAAACGCTGGAAATGTACGCCGAGTGCTTCTGCAAGCTTCTTTGCAGTGTATGTCTTACCAGTACCAGTCGGACCAGTAAACAAGAAGCTGCCGATGGGCTTGGCTGGGTTACGCAATCCTGCCTTAGACATGTAGATAGATTCCACAAGCTTGTCGATTGCAACATCCTGACCGTAAACCTTGTTCTTCACACGCGGTGCAAGATTTTCCAGTTGGTCGTTTTCCTTCATGTCAATCATTGCTGCAGGAATGCGTGCAATCTTAGCTGCCTGTTCAACAACGATATCGCAACTAACTTCCTTGATTTCACGAAGCTTGGCAATTGCACCGGCCGAGTCCATGATGTCAATAGCCTTGTCAGGGAAGAACTTAGACTTCAAGTAACGATCTGCCAAATCTACGCACATGTCGGTAGCACCTTCGGCAAATGTAACGCCGTGGAACTTCTCGTATTGATACGCAATGCCCTTAAGGATAAGCTTGGTATCAGCTGCGCTGGGTTGCAGAATGTCGTACTTCTGGAAACGACGCAACAGTGCCTTATCCTTCTCAAAGTGTTCGTGGAACTCGTCGTATGTCGTTGCACCAACGCACATGAGTTGCCCCTTGGCAAGCATAGGCTTCAGCAAGTTACCAGCATCCATTTGGCTACCGGTTGTAGAACCTGCACCAAGGATCATGTGGATTTCGTCGATGAACATAATGCAGTTACCAAGCTTCTTGACTTGATCAAGTACGCCCTTCAAACGCTCTTCAAAGTCACCGCGGAACTTAGTTCCGGCAAGCAATGCACCCAAATCCAGGCTGTAAACAACCTTGTCTTGCAGCGCCTTAGGAACATCCTTGTTGACAATCTTCAATGCAAGGCCTTCTGCAAGTGCGGTCTTACCAACACCAGGTTCGCCCACATAAATGACATTGTTCTTCTTGCGACGAGCCAAGATTTCAATGGTATCGATAACTTCGCGTTCGCGTGCAATAACAGGGTCGATGGAACCGTCTGATGCTTCCTTATTCAGGTTGCGTGCAAACAAATCAAGCGGAGTTTCCTCTGCATCGCCTGCCTTCTCTTCTGCCTTACGCATATAGGCAATAATCTTTTCTCTGGTAACACCGTTCTTACCAAGGAAGTAATATGCGTGGCTGGTTTCTTCGCTCAAAATACTGAGCAACACCGACTCGTTGTTGAGTTCATTCCTGCCGCTAAACACAAGTTGTGTAAGGGCACGCTGGAATGTTCTATTCAGTACTGCGGTGCGCTTGGCAGGAACTTCTTTCAGTGCATCTGGCTTCTTCAGCGCAGGATCACCTAAGAACTGAATTGTATCTGTTTTGATCTTTGCAGGTTGTCCGCCAATTGCCTGAACCAGGGCATCGATCTCTTTCTCGTGCAGTAGTGACAGAAGAATGTGCTCGAGTGTTACATACTCATGATTGTTATCATTTGCAATGGCAACTGCCCGCTCAACCATCTTCTCAACTTTTTTTGTACTCATTGTTTTCCTTAGATTGTAATTGATGCTCTGTGGTTCAGAGATTTAAGTGCAACTCTTTCTTCCTGTGTTGGTGTCCTTGGTATGGTAATTGCGATGCGCACTAACAAATCGCCATATCTATCATTCTCGGGGTTTCTCATCCCCTTGCCACCCAACTTGATTATCTGCCCGGGCTGAATACCACCGGGGATAGCAAACTGTAATTTAGAGCCGTCTAAATGTTCAAGAACTGCTTCGGCACCTAGTATGGCTTCGATTGCGCTGATCTCAACATCAACCAGCAAATCGTCGTTAGCACGCTTGAATTTAGAATCCGGTGCAACTTCAATCCTGATCAGCTTGCCACCGGCATAGAACTTAGTACCAGAGCGAACGCCCTTCGGGATATTTACCGTCAGGTTGCCCTCTAGTGTTACAGTTCTGCCAATGTATGCGTCCATTAACGAAATGTTTAATTGGTACATAGGTTGGCGCTGTTGTGTTTGTGCGCCTGTACCAAAATTAAAGCTCCTACCGCCAAAGATAGTGCTGAAGATTTCGTTAATATCGTTTGGATTTAAACCTTGTTCGAAATCGTGGAAGTGAGATCTACCAAAATTGGGATCTGTAGATGCGTGCCCGTGCTGATCGTATGCGGCACGCTTCTGTTCGTCGGATAAAGTCTCGTAGGCTTCTTTAGCCTCTTTGAACTTTGCCTCACCTGATACCTTCTCGGCATCGCTGAGTTTATCGGGATGGTATTTACTTGCTAGCTTGCGATAAGCTTTCTTGATGTCATCTTCCGATGCAGACTTTGGGACACCGAGAATCTCGTAGAAATTTCGTTCGCTCATGTGTGCTTTCTATTAGAAGCGATATGTGATGCGACCTAGAGTTAGATCGTATGGACTCATCTCAATCTCAACCAGATCATCGAGAATGATCTGGATATTGTTCTTACGGATTTTTCCACTAACAACTGCATTCAAGACATGCCCGTTTTCCAGTTTAACTTTAAATCGAGCCAGGGGCGGTATCAGTTACGCGACCCTTAGTGATAATCATGTCATTATTGTCTTTAGCCAAGTTGTTATTTCCCGTATTCAATTTGTGTATTCTTAAGCAACATTACCCTCTCGTCCCTATTGACAAAAAGATATTTTCCAAGTGGTAGAACATCGCAATTCCCTAAGATGCTGCTTAATACTTTAGCCTCAATGGGTATATTACTAATTCCAAAGGCAGATTCGCTTAAGAAGTTTCTGCCTATCACTGTATCGTAGTCACCAATGTCAACGACTTCAGCGACCACCTTTTTACTATTACCTCTTAGTGTAACGATATTACCATCAATAGTCAAGCCAGCCAAATAGGAATCACTAAAAAAATGTTGGATGTTTTCAGTCATATCTTTCATTTTAAAGTCTTCCTTTGGGACATAGTCGCCCGGATCAATAATAACATAATTGTATAGCGCAGGATCATCGGGCGAGAAAGACTGACCTTCTGAGAAGTAGGTTTTAACCTTCCACTCTGTGTTGTCTCCTGCCAGATTATTAATGTCCTTTAGTAACGCTTGGAACTTTTGAGGAAAAGTATCATCTCTCGACATTTCGACAAAGACGAGATAGCGCCCTTCTTCATCTGTATTGGGACTTACTTCAACATCCAGGGTGTCGATAAACCCTCTTTGGATGAATGTGTTAAGGTCTTCCGCCGGTTCCTCGTCGTTGAGATAAAAAGCCACTACTATAACATCTTCATTACTGCCGGCTTTTGGTTCAAACTCGTCAATAGAAACATCAGGCAAGATAGTACCTGCTAGATCGCCATTCTTTAAGCTCATACTTCTTCCTCTGGAGGCTGCATTTCACTTGTAGGACCAGCGGACATATCACCGCCTGTGCCATCATCAACTGACTCTTCTGGCATTTCTTCCTCATAAGCATCTGCAATTTCCGCATTCGTATCTTCGATGTCTCTTTGAATAATATCGTCGGTTTGTTCCAGCCCACGATTAATATACTTTAATGGCAATTCAATTGTCACGAGCCAAATTTCGTGTTCGGCCATTTTGGCCCTCTTTGATTCTGGGTTAACCCAGTCCTGTGGTCCTTCCACTTTTACAGGCTTCTTAAACACGCCCTTCTTGAAGCTAACATTAGCTCCGATCTTGCGTAGGCGTAAACCGCCGTTTGGATCTGGCATCATAGCATATGGATACATCCATACAGTCTTGTACCAGTAACGACTAATAGTCGGACCTTCGACGAGTTCGCCCAAGATCCAATTTTTATATGCAAATAATTCAGCATTGTCTAGTGTTCTTTCAAACTCAAGTAGGGTGTCGAGGATATCGTTACCCTTGGAAATGTTTACTAGCGTCTGCTTAATGGTGTCTAAATCGGTACTCATTCTCACCTCGTTTTGATTATTTATCAGTATTCAATAAGATTTCTAAAGTTTTGAAAGACCCGCCTTTCCAGTACAATATTATCGCAATCACATAAATATCTGGTATGACAAATACACGCGATAGATCTATCGTCGTTCCTCCGGATGAACAATTCCTGTTCAGCAATCCATCACACCAAAAAAACAACTCAGTAAGGAGCATAACCTTGAGCAAAAATCGCAAAATGGCGGCTAAGTCTTCGCCACAATCTCGTTCACCACGCCAATATCAGCATGATGATCAGCAGACTACTAATGTAGTCAAGTTGGGAAATAGAAATTACAAGAGAGTTGAGATGATCCCTCGTAATACAGCACAGGAAAATTATGTAGAACAATTGCTAGAAAAACGCATGGTATTTGCAGTAGGACCTGCAGGTACAGGCAAGACATTACTAGCAGTTCTGCGAGCAATCAAGGCACTAAGAGAAGGGGAAATTACTAAAATTATTCTAACAAGACCAGCTGTTAGCGTAGACGAGAAGCACGGATTTTTACCAGGCGATTTGAATGCGAAAATGGAACCTTGGACAAGACCTATTTTTGACGTGTTCGAAGAATATTATGGATTACAAGAAACAAAGCGTATGCTAGAAGAAGGTTCAATTGAAATTGCACCATTAGGCTTCATGCGTGGTAGAACATTTAAGAACTCGTACATCATTGCTGACGAAATGCAAAATGCTACACCAGACCAAACCAAAATGCTATTAACTCGTATCGGTGAGAATAGTAGCATGGTTATCACTGGTGACTTAAAGCAACATGATCGTGGCTTTGATAAAAACGGACTTAAGGACTTTCTAGAAAGACTAGCATTAAACAATAAGAGATCAATGGCAGTATGTGTGTTCAAACGCGAACACATTGAGCGTGATCCGCTTGTTGCTGAAGTTCTAGAGATTTACGGGGAAGATGATTAAACAGGGGTGATACAGTAAAAAAGGGCCGTATAGGCCCTTTTTGTTTATTTGCTGCTGTCTCTTGTTATTTCTTTTATTTGACGCTTATATCTTTCTTTCATAGCCATCTCGACAGGAGATAGTTTTGTTTGTGCTTCTTTTACATCAATTTCGAATAGTTTGTCTTCAAGCATCTGCTTTCGTAAATTGGCAGTCGTTTCTCTAATAATTATGTGGGTTTCCGCTTTGTTCTTCTCAACATCCGCTGCGTGAGCGTATCGTGCATCTACTGCAAATAATGCGGTCACAATAGCAATAACTGATCCGGCTGATCCTAGTAGAAGTTTCCCTGGGTTGTCCTTGACTGTTTGCATGACTGCCATAATATAATCCTCTGAATGATATATTTATTATGAGAGTGAACAATATTGTGTATGCACATAAATCAGAACATTGCATATGTGGCATAATGCGGAATATGAGAGTATTTGGTACCTGACGGTGGAGTCCACAGAAAGGGTATCGTCAAAACACCCAAATAAAAATTTGGAATTTCAACTCACCTGACAGGCATCGCCACAGACTGAAAAACAACTTTACGCAGTGTCGGATTGATTATGTCTAACTGCAACCATATGGAAATCGTTGATGGGCTCTTTCGAGTCATTGCATATGTTACTCGCATTTCAGTCGCTTGTAACGCAATCTATCGGCCATACCTTTCTTTCACATACCGATAGCGAACTTATTTTTATCTGGTGTTAATTTCTGTGGATTCCACATACTTTGATGATCAGAGTTATGTACTCTGATAACACCATGCCCTAATCGTGGAAGCCCACGGGATAACCGTACCAATAAAGTTCGGCTTGACCATCGAGCTCCATTCCGAGCTATGCGCCAGTGCAATTTTAATTAGGCGCACCAACCTTACAGCTTCATAATTATTTAGAGAGTAATTTCTTTTGCTCTCTTCTAATTCTTTTTTCTTTCCTTCTTTGCATCCATTCGGCATCAGACCGTCCTAACCTTTCGGCCTCGGTTAGTATGCGCAGTTTTTTCTTTTTCTTTTTCTTTCTGGCAAGGTAAGGATTTCCATTAACCTTACTATATTTGACTACATGTTCCTTAAAATATCTTAGAGTTTTTAATTCATCGATAGATACAACAGTTGTTTTCCAATGCTGGTTAATTAGCAATGGATTGTTTCTTGATTTGTATATAAGCATTTGCTCAATTTCAAATGCTGTCTTTGGCTCAGTGAATTCTGCAAGTATTTCGTATGTATAATCTTTGAAATTATTGCTAACTTCAATAGAACTTGTAAAGTAGTGTGTTCCGAAATCTAAATATGCAGGAAAATGGTTGGCTTCTCTATATCCTATATAGAATCGCTTAGTTTCCTTATGCTCACACCGATACACATAAGGTTTTGCCATGATTATAGGTTATATTCTTTTTTAACCATTTGAACTATTTCTGCCCAGGGCGTTTCGTAACTAACCCTTGGAAACAAATCAGTCTTATAGTGTGCATTGTAGGGATGATTAATCAGCACAGTTTTCAGTCCTGCTTCCCATCCTGCTTCTGCCTGACGCATATGATCCTCGATCCAGAAATATCCTGTACCGGCCCAGTTGCTTAACAGAATGTGGGCTTTGCTTGCGCCCATTTCAATGCAATGGATCTCATCAAACACATCGCCGAATAAAGCCTTTAGGTTTTGTGTTCTATAAACCTTAGCATCCGGATGGCTGCTAATGCTCGTAACAACAGTGAACCTGAAACCTAAAGATGCTAATTCTTTAACACCTTTAATTGCATCAGCAAATGCATCGAGTTCGGCAATCATCGGTCCTTCGTTGTATTCCTTAATGTATGCCTGCGCTTGCGGAATTGTAATTCCGTGTCGAACAGCCATACTATAATCATTATCGGTGTCCGGTAATTGCGGATGGCCCTTGGATTCCATAAATCTACGGAATCCGTTGTTCCAGTCTACAAGAACGCCATCGGCGTCTGTTAGTATGATTTTTTGTTTCATACTGTGTCAAAAACCGTTCTGGGACGCAGATTGCCAAACTCATCTGTAATAAGATCAGATACCGGCTGTTCAATGACAACTTGTTTTTCACGATAAGCTGCATCGAGTTCTCCCAATTGCTTAGGATACTTCTTACGAATATACTCTTCGAACTTTTCGTAATCGCCCATTCCTACGCGGGAGCCCGACAACATCTTTCTATTCAAATAATCGCCGATGGCACTGGACATTGTTGTGTGCTTATTACGGAGTTGGTTTACAAACTCAACAGTTTCCGTAACTTCCCATTCATCACGAGTACCCTTCTTAAGGTTATGCTTGTGTGATAAAACGATGAATACTTTTTCTTTGCTCATAAAACGCCCTTTGCGATCATTTCCAGCTCGCACAGTGTAGCTGAAAGGTTAATTTCTACATCCGCACAACTTGTGTGCTTTACCAATCCATCTCTAATTGCAAGAATACACTTGCCTTCCTTAACATCGTCGTCACCCCAAATCTCAAGGTTTTGATACATGAATTTAAAGATGTCTTCGTATTCTTCTTGGCCTACTTGTGTACAAATAAGCTGTCGTGCTTCTTTATACTTGCCTGCTTTAAATAAAGCGACCATATCGATCTTATAATCGCTAACGGTCTCGCTGTTGTCAGGTAATTGAAGCTGACCATTAAAGGAGTTCGCCTGAATCAAGCTAATTCCCCTACGCAGGTCTGGGTAAGCTGCCTGGACCATAGTGTCGACAATGTCCATGTCGAACTCGATGTTTTCCAGTGTTAAAATGTTAACAAGCCGCAGAGTAAACTCGTCTTTGTCTAGCTTGCTAATGTCCATGCGCCCTGTTTCAGTGCGTGACTGAATCGCAGGAATAATCTTGTGGGGATAATTGCAAGTCAGAATAAATCTAACCGTGCTTGCATATCTTTCCATGGTATTGCGCAATACAGCCTGCGCATTAATAGTTAGATAATCTGCCTCGTCGAGTAATACATATTTGATTTCGCCTACGCCCATTGTTTCAGCAAACCGTGTAATACTATCACGAATGAAGTCTACATTGTTATCTTTAGAAGCGTTCACTTCTTTAATATCAAATGGATCAACACCTAGTTCGTTTAATAGAACTTTAGCAAGGGTTGTTTTACCTGTGCCAGGAGCACCAGATAAAAGCATATGCGGAAGTGCTCCGCCAGAAATCCATTGCTCGATTTGTCTCTTTTGTTTTCCGTCTTTAAAGACATAGTCTTTAATAGAGGTAGGTCGGTATTGCTCAGTCCAAAGCTGTTTCATTCGTTATTCTTTCGTAACTAGTGTTAAGGCAAGTGTATTGCATATCTGTGAGGATATGCAATATTTTCGCAAAACAATCAGTAAACTTGGCCGCGTTCGTTTGCTTGTACAAACTCAGAGAAGATTTCTACTTCGGGATCTTCGTCCGAAACAAGCATTACAGACTTGGGCCACTCAACGCCCCACATTTGAAGTTCTGAACCGTCATCCTGCTTAACCTTAAGCATTCTGGTCCATCGGCCGTTCTCAACAAGTATCCACTGCCCGGGTACAATATCGGTAATGTCTTCGCCGACAGAATAGACCTTTCCCCAACGGGGACGGATACCTTCGCTCTTGCCATTGTCGTCAGGTAAAATAATACCCCTTAGAACGCGACTACCGCGTTCTAAATCTGTAACAAGAACTTTTCCTTTGAGTGCTTTAGCTTTCATACTTATTCTTTCTTAGTTGAATCTTCTTCCATTACGATGTCGCCGTTTGGCAATTCGCGCTCGACCATCTTAGGAGCAGCCCTTGCTGGTGCTGCAACTGCTGACGGAGCAGGCTTTGTCTGAATAGGAGTAGCCTTAGGTGCCTCTAATACAGGAGTAGGAGCAACAGGTTGCTTTCCCTTTAGACCAGTATTAACTACAGCAGACTGAACTCTGTGATTTTCTCTAGCAATCTGATCTGCGGTTTTTGTTACCTTGCCGCCCGAAATTTGATCGCCTTTTGCGTTTACTCGCATATTGCCAATCGCAGGAACTTTTTCGTTCTCCCTGCTCA